ACATGTATACTGTGACGAGTGCAGATCGCACGAAGTTTATGAACACTGATTTCATTCCTATTAAAACTTTAACTTCTTCTGATGGTTCTCAACAGTGGAATGTACAACAAGCCGCTTCTAATGGTTCAATTCAAGTAATTGATATTATATCATCGGGAAGTAGTTATTTACAATCAAATGGTACCTTTTTCTCTGTACCAACAACCACAACAATGACATTAAACGCAAGCGCGAGTGGTATCGATAATATTTACAATGATTCTAGCGTTTTTATTACGAGTGGTCCAGGTAACGGTGAACTTAAAAACATCTTAGATTACAATGGTGCAACAAAAACTATTACAATCAATAGTGCATTTGATGTAACTCCAACTACATCATCAACATATCTAATTGGACCAAAAGTAACTGTAATTGGCGATGGTAGTACAACAGCAACAGCTTATGCTAATACTAACGCTATAGATGGTTCTGTGAATAAAGTCACAATGGTAAATGTTGGTGCAAATTACAGTCGCGCAGACGTGACGGTTACAGCAAACACTTCTCACGGAAGTGGCGCTACTGCAGTTGCATATATTCCACCTCTTGGTGGTCATGGTTCTGATGCAGTAAATGAGTTTAAATCCGACTATGTAATGACTAGCGTTCAGATTGTAAGTAATAATGATCTCAACTTCCCAATTGTAAACGATTTTCGTGAGTGGGGATTATTGAAGAATCCAACTTTAGTTGCAGGTGGAGCAGTTGCCAACGCAAGTTCATATGATTTAACTTTGAATTTAAATCTAACTTCTGTTACAAGCAGCGGTGCATTTGATCAAGATGAAGTAATCACTGGTAGTGTATCAGGAGCAACAGCAAAGGTTGTAGCTTTTTCGAATACCAATGGAGCAAGTACTACTGGTGTTCTCAAAGTTAATTATTCAAATGGCACATTTTCTACCTCGGACATTGTGACTGGAGCAGGTTCTTCAGTAACAGGATTAGTTTCAAGTGTGACAAATCCACTTATAAATAGTTACACAGGTCAACTGTTATATCTGGAGAATTTAGTTCCAATTGAAAGAGAATTCCAACAGACAGAAGATTTCAAACTAATCGTAAGATTCTAAAGGTTTTTCCATGACGCTTGCAAATACAGTATCACTTCAGACAAATCTAAACGTCGATCCATATTACGACGATTTTGATGAGACAAAGAATTTTAGAAGGATTCTGTTTCAGCCAGGTCTTGCTGTTCAGGCACGTGAACTTACTCAAATTCAAACAATGCTGCAAAATCAAATCGATAGATTTGCAGAGCATGTGTTTAAAGAAGGTGCTTCTGTTTTAGGTTTAGAAGACACACAAGAAAAAATTCAGTACGTTAAGATTCGCGATAATGATAGCGGTCTTACTGAAGTAGATGTAGATGACTTTGTAAATGTTACGATTACTGGTGGTACTTCTGGCGTTTCAGCAACGGTTGTAAATGTTCTTGATGGTTCTGAAGCAGGTAGCCCGAATACAAAAACACTCTATGTTAAGTATCTAAATGGTTCTTCAGACGGCGCAAATACTGTTTTTGTGAGTGGAGAACAACTTACTGGCACTGGAGTTTCAGCGAACGTCGTTACAGAAGGAGTACAATCTACAAGCGTTGTAGGTTCTGCTCTCAAAGTAGAGTTTAATGCTGGTATTCTTTTCAGCAAGGACCATTTTATATACGTTCCAACTGCGAATACGATTGTTGGTAGATATACAATCTTTCCAAATAAATCAGTCGGATTTAACATTGTTGAAAGTCTTACTGATTCAGATACAGACTCAACTCTATTGGATCCAGCTCGTGGCGCAAGAAACTATGCTGCTCCTGGTGCTGATAGACTTAAACTTACACCTACGCTTACGGTCAAAGAACTAACAGATACAAGTTCTCCAAACTATGTTGAGAAACTCCGTTTTGATCAAGGTCGTATTAGTACTGGAGCTACATCTCAATCAACATATTCATTGATTGACAAATATATTTCAGAAAGAACCTTTGACGAATCAGGAAACTATATCGTTGAAGGAATGAATATCTTTAGTCGTCCACATTTAAATAATGGCACGAATGGTGGTCTCGTTCTTTCTGGCAACGGTGGTAATACTAATCTATTAGTTGCTGGTATTTCTCCAGGCAAAGCATACGTTAAAGGTCGCCAACTTTCTACAAATAAAACACACTACGTTGCATACAATAAGGGAACGTCAGTAGAAGAAGTTTCTGATATTTCTATTCCTGCAAACTATAGTAATTATACTACTGTAGACAACGTTGTAGGAACTTGGGATGTAAATGGACACGACGTAGTTGATCTATATGATTCAGAATTCAACGCTATTTCAAATAATACATTTTCTGCTTCTTCGATTACAGGTAGGAATAAGATTGGTGAAGCACGAGTTCGATCAATCAAGTATGCTTCGGGAACAAAAGGCGCACCATCTGGTCAACAATATCTATATCTTTATGACATTCAAATGTCTGCCAACTCATTTAACTATGTGCGTGGTATTCATTATGATAATGGTTCAGATGATGGATTTGCTGACATCGTACTCGACGCTGGTGGCGATGCTTCATTAACTGATTCAGAATTTAATCGCGCTATCTTTAATACTGGTGGAACAGCAATTAAAAGAATTCGCGATGGCGCAGGTGTTATCGATAACGAGTTTAGATTCCATAGATCATTCGATGTTACCATTGATACTAATGGACAGTTTACTCTTACAGTAACACCATCTAATGAGCAGTTTCCTTTCTCAGTTGGTGCTTTAAATAGTACACAAGAAAGAGAAAACTTTTATCTTGTTCTTACTGGTACTGCTACAAGTGCTTCTGCGGTTGACACTGGCGCATCAAAAACTGCTGGTGCCAATACAATTACTGGATTAAGTTCAGCAGATACGAAGTATAACGTCGGTGATAGAATTACAATTGATGGTGTCGCAAATACTCTTGTAGTTTCTAGCGTTGGAACTACTTCTCTAAATGTATTTGGTAATCCTGTTCCAGGAACTGGTTCAGGCGATGTTAACAAATCATTGACTAATGGTCAAGTAATCTCATTCAACGGTGTTGGTGGTGATGCTGCTGCGAGAACGATTACAATTAACACTGTTAACTCTGCTGACTTTGATATTCAAGAAACGATTAGTGGTTCTGTAACTGGTAAGTTAATTTGTAATCTTAAGAAAGTCGATCAACAAGAAATCTCTAAGGTTATTAAGAAAGATCGTTACGTTGAGTTAAACGTCTCACGCGCGTTCGCGAACGTTAGTCAAGGTTCGCCAGGTCTTAGTGGACCTTGGCCACTTGGTATGTCAGATGGTTTCAAGTTAAAAGAAGTTCGCGTTCGCACTGATAATACCTCATTTTCTACGACAAGTGATGGAACAGATGTAACGAATCAGTTCGAACTTGATACTGGTATGAAAGATGGTTACTACGACCACGCGAAACTAAACATCAAACCAGGCGCAACTCATAGTGTTGCAAACGGCAATGTTTACCTTGTTAAGTTCGATTACTTTACGCATGATACTTCTTCAGGTATCGGTTACCTATCCGTTGACTCTTATCCTATTGATGACTCAAATCCAGCAAATCCAAATGCTATTCAGACTGCTGAGATTCCTATTTACCAGTCAAAGACAACAGGTGTTCGTTACGATCTAAGAAATCATATCGATATTCGCCCACGTATTACTGATACTGCAACTGATACAACGACACTTACTGGTATCAGCATAAATCCAGATATTTCGTCAGCAATTATTGAACCTTCGGGTGGTCTTAGATTCTCAGTTCCTGATGAAGACTTCATTGTAGATTTTGAAAATTATCTACCTCGTAAGGATAGACTTACGCTTACTGAAAATGGTGGATTTAGAATTGTCGAAGGTACGCCAGAAACCAATCCTAAAACTCCAAATCCACCAGCAGATGCGATGAGTCTTGCTATTCTAAACGTTTCGCCATATCCATCATTAGACTTGGATACAGCAGCGAGTATTAGCACTGCTACTCATAAGAATGGTAGAAGTGATCTAGCAGTTAAGACTGAACCTACTCGCGTTCGTCGTTATACAATGAAAGATATTCGTGGTCTAGAAGAAAGAATCGATAATCTAGAATACTACACTTCGCTATCATTACTTGAAGCTGATACAAAAAACACATTTATTGCAGACGCGTCAGGCGTTGATAGGTTTAAGAATGGATTCGTTGTTGATAATTTCGTAGACTTTACAACATCCGACTATCGCGCTGAAGACTTCAAAGTTGCGATTGATCGTCAAAAGAAAGAACTTCGTCCACAGTTTAAGACTGACTCAGTAGAGTTACTTTATGATGCATCAGCTTCAAGCGGCACTACTCGTACAATGACTGATGTTATTCTCACGATTGCAAGCGGTTCTGTAACATATACTGCCGGAGAAACTATTAGTCAAGGTGGCAACTCAGGAACACTACGTTATCAGGTTGACGACAAACTTTATGTTGAACAAGAGACTGGGACATTTACAACAGGATCTAATGCTGTTGGGTCGCTTTCTGGTCAATCACAAAATGTTACTGCAGTATCTCGACCAAGTGCTGGTAAACTTGTGACATTAGATTACGGTCATTATCTTGCAACGAATCAATCCAAGTCTTCTACTACTCGTAATCTTTCAACAGCATTCTATGGTTATGAAGGTGGTAGATTAATTCTAGATCCTGCTACAGATTTCTGGAAAGATACTGTACAGAAGCCAACAGTCCAAGTTGATTTTGGTAACATTTCTGACGCGCTTATAAACAACGTGAATTCCGCGAATTTGATATGGGGAAGTTGGGAAAACATTGGTAGAATTAATGAATCTGTTGCACGCGACTTTAGTACGGCAGTTATAGATACGAACACATCAAGAACTGGATTGACTATTCAAGCAGGTCAGTTAATCGAAACAGATCTTGGTGAATCTATTCGAGATATTAACATTGTTCCATACATGCGCTCACGTGTGATTAACTTCCGTGCTATCGGATTACGACCAAGCACAAGGCACTATGCATTCTTTGATAGTAGAGATGTTCAAACATATTGTCGCCCAACCGATAGTTCTTATGCAAATACTGCTGCTTATGGTGGCTCATTGTTGACTGATGCGAGTGGTGATCTTTATGGTCAATTTAGAATTCCAGCAGATTCTTCTCTAAAATTCCCATCAGGTTCGTTGACTTTTAGACTTGTTGATGAAAGAAATAATAACACATCAAGAGTTGGTTTCCCACTTTCAATTGCGGAAGCGACATACTCTGCTTCAGGTCTTGCTTTGACACAACAAAGAACTGTTGTTTCAACAAGAGAAATTGAACTTATAGAAACAAGAGTACCTGTTGCTGACAACGTTGTAAATAGGACTAATAATATCACCAATAACGTTACACAAAACGCAGTGACTTCGGTTGATGCTGGTATATCTGAAGTGTCGTTTACTACAGAATATGGAACAACTTGGTCGATAGGTGGTTCAATTACAGGTTCAACAGATAGTACAGTAGATGTAAGTTCTGGTGCTGACTCAGTAACTGGTGCGCCTATATCATCGTTCTCATGGGGCGATGGCGCCGGCACGGCGCGATGATGGCAATTTAAGAATAGGTAAATAAACAATGGCAAATCCTTTCGCTCAAACTTTTAAAGTAGCAGCCTTTGATTACGATGAAACATCAGATAGTTTCATCACGGGTGCTTCTGGAGCATATTTGACAAAACTTGACTTGTTCTTTGCAACAAAGGACAATACACTACCTGTTCTTGTTTCTATTCGCAAAGTAGATCCATCAGAATCTTTTGTTACTAATGTAACATTGCCATTTAGTCGCATCACTCTAGCAGCTGCTGATATTAATACTAGCACTGATGGTTCAAAACCAACACCTGTTTATTTTGAAACTCCTCTATTTCTAGAGTATAATAAATCCTACGCTATTGTGGTTGCTCCTGCTGGTAGAAATCCAAACTGCACGGTTCATACCGGTGTTCTGGGTTCCGATGATATTATTACTGGTAATCGTATTACAACGCAGCCTGGAGTTGGAACATTATTTGCTGCTTCTTCTGGCGCGACATTGATTCCTATTCCGAATGAGTTTATGAAATTCCGCGTCTATTACGCTAATTTTGGCGGGCGACAATCTGGCACTGCAGTCTTCACGAATAAGGGATATGAGTTCTTTACTGTTGACACGCTTGATGATGCTGATATGTTTAATAACGTAGGCGATCCAATTCATGGAGAAACAACACTCAATCTATCTGGTGCACTTACTGCTAACGTTGGTGATTACGTTGTAAGAGGTAGCGCAAATGGTATCGTTACATTCAACAGCGGTTCAACAGTTAGATTGAAAGAAGTTACAACGGCGACTAAGTTTACTGACAGTACTGTTGTTTATAAGTACGCAGCAGGTTCTGGTGCAAATACTGGTGTTTCTGCAACGATTAATAGTCAGACCACACCAACAGGCACGATTGCTTACTATGATAATGTTTCGTTTGCGAATAACTATCTATATTTAACTGATCTTGGTTCAACTGTGTTTATTGGAAACACTTTCCTTCGGAATCAAGTCAACGGTTATGATGGTCGTTTAAGATCAATTGAGAATCTTACATTAGATCAATATAAACTTTTTGCGTCAACGCTTCAATTAATTGAAACATCAGCAACACCAACGATTAAGTTAGCAACGAGCGCATCGGCGAAAGACTCAACATATCGCGGTACTCAAATCAATCAAGATAAGGTTCTTGGAGCCACTCACTTTATCTTGAGTAGAACTAATGAGGTAAACAATATCTCAAGCGCGAAGTCTGCTGATGTTTCAATTACTCTAGCGAACGGATTACATAAACTTCATAGTCCAGCAATTGACTATGATCGCATTGGTGTAAACTCAGTTGAAAATCTTATTAACAATGACAACGCAAGTGAAGATGGATTAGCGGGTGGTAATGCTGATGTTCGTTATATTACCAACACAGTAACGCTTGCTGAAGGTCAAGATGCTGAAGACTTAAAGGTTTATATTGCAGCATACAAACCTGCAACATCAAATATCTATCTCTACTATAAGATTCTAAATCGTGAAGACGGCGGATCTATGGATGAAAAGTCTTGGGTTTTAATGACACAAGCTACTTCAACAACTGTTATTTCTTCTGCTGAAAACAAAGAAGACTTTAAGGAATATGAGTTTGGTATTCCTACTGCAAATCTAACAGGCGGTAGTGGAGAAGTTCAGTATACCGATAGTAACAACGTCACATATACTGGATTTAAGTTCTTCAAGATTAAAATCGTAATGACTTCCAGCCTTACAGTCAATCCACCACGAGTAAGAGACTTCCGTGCAATTGCTCTACAAATCTAATAAGTAAAATGAACCTACAAAAACTCAAAGAAACAAACGAATACTTAAAGGACGTAGATAGTGGAGCAATTTTATCATCTGACGCGAGTGCTCTTGTAGCATATAAATCACGCAGAATGAAACAAAACGAGTTACTAAACGATATAAATAACATAAAAGCAGAACTAACAGAGATAAAAGATGCGTTGTATCTTATTATCTCTCGAAACGGAGATAAGTAATGGCTGCATATGCTAACGTATTATTAAGTGATACATTTGAAACTTGGCGCGTAAGAACAAATGAAGTTCTCAATCGCTTAAATGAATTTGCCGTAACAGAAAGCAGTCTTTATGCTAATACATTAACGGCAAATGTATCATTTACGCTGAAAGCAGGTGGAACTTTATCTCTGCCTGGTGCATCTGTAACTTCTCCAATGGTATCGTTCTTAGCAAACACTAATTCATATATTGGAACAAAAATAAGTAATAACGTAACCACAACATTACAGACTCAACACATTATTCCAGCAGCAAACGTTACTTATAACCTTGGTTCTGCAGATCTTAGATTTAACGAATTGTTCCTAGCTGGTTCTTCGATTGTTCTTGGAAATACAAAATTAACTTCTACTGGACCATCAGGAGTATTTAAGACTATAAGTTTAGATGCAAACGGCAATGAAGTAGGAACGCCTGTAGTATCAGTATCTAATACTTATTTGACTTCTACATATGTTGCAAATGCTACATATCAATCAGAAATATCTTTGAAAGCAAATGCGGCAAACCCGACATTTTCAGGCACGGTTGATTTAGGCAGTGGTACGATTGACTCTGCAGGAGCAGATATTTTAAATCAAACACTTTCAGAAGCTGCAAACACCGTTTGGGATTCTTCTCTTGGCCAGGTAGCTTATTTGACATTAACAGGAAGTCGGCATATCAATAGACCTACAAACATGAAAACTGGATCTTATATTTTAAGAGTTACACAGGGCGGATCAGGAAGTTACAACCTAACTTGGTCTGGTGCATTTAAGTGGCCAGCTGGTGTTACTCCAACTCTTACAACTGCAGTAGGATCAGTAGACTTATTCAGTTTTGTTGGGGATGGTACTCATTTATACGGTTCATATATTACAGACGTTAAGTAATAAGGGTATGGGTATTTAAATATGTTTATGCCAGGTTTGCTAAGACCAACAAAAATTGTAAATATTGGTGCATCATCAAACGTAGATTTACATACTGAGGCTGGTGCACCAACATTTCCAGTAAATGTTTTTGCATTCGTAAATGGTGCTATTACAGCAAGTGCCGTGAACAATACTGCATTTAATACTGGATCGAGTTGGCGCGGTGGAGATATACTTTACATTGACAACAATAGCACAATTACTGGTGGAACAGGCGCAGCTGGTAGCGATGGAAGTCAGGGCGCGCAAGGCACTCCCGGAAATCCAGGTGGTACGGGAAATCCTGGAAATCAGGGCGCGCAAGGAAGCAAAGGCACCGGTGGTACTGGTGGAGCTGGCGGAACCGGTAATCCTGGCGCTGCTGGAAGCGGTGGCAGCAGTGGTTCTCAGGGTGGTGCGGGTAGTCCAGGAAACCAAGGTGGTCAGGGTGGACAGGGTAATGCTGGTCAAATTGGTGCACCTGGAAATCCAGGAGGGAACGGTCAAGGCGGTGGGATTGCACTCGCTGCGCCAACAGTAACAGGTTTAAAAATACTTTTCGATAACAACACGATCACTGGCGGAACTGGCGGAACTGGCGGAAATGGTGGTCCTGGTGGATCACAGGGTAATGCTGGTCCCGGTGGTCCTGGCGGTCCTGGCGGACCCGGTGGTCCTGGCGGTGCTGGAGGCGGTGGCGGCGGCGGCGGGGGCGGCGCGGCTTCATCCGTCATTGCGAAATCGGGGGTCACCTACGGCGGCGGCGGTGGAGCTGGTGGTAATAGCGCGCCTGGTGGCGCTGGCGGCACGCCAGCAAACACCCCCGGAAACCCTGGG